AGAGCCGCCGCGCCCGGACGAGCCTTTCTTACTGAAAGAGCCGCCGAGGGCGGCAACAATGCCTGCGATCGCGGCCACCAGCGCAACGCCCGCTGCGATCATCAGCAGGCCCTTCGGGGTCCCGAATCCGGTCGGCAGCAGTGCCATGCCGATGGATTGCAGCATTGCCACAAACGCACCGCCGATAGCACCGATCAGGCCGCCCAGCGAGGCAAGGATCTCCGGGAATGCAGAGACCAGCCCGCCCTGCAGGCCCTTGCTGATGGCGAGAGCCACCGCGCTCAGCGGCCCCTGCAGGCCCTGAAAGACCGACACGAGGGTGGAGCCGAGGTCCTGCGCCTGCTGCCAGACCTCAGAGAAGCCGCCGGTCAGGCCGTTCACGATCTGCCCGCCAAGGTCGATAGCTCCCTGCACCAGCTGGTCGCGGGCACCGCCCAGCGCCTTATTGAGCTTATCCACGATGCCGAGGGCGAAGGACTGCACCTGCTGCTTCTGGTCGGCGGTCAAGCCGCTGTAGATGGTGCTTGCCACCCACTTGCCGATGCTCAGCCAGTCCTGATTCTTGACGGCGGTGTACAGGTCATCGAAGGTGCCCAGCACGCCGGTGTTGGCGCTGTCCTGCAGCTCCTTCCACAGGCCGTCAAAGGTGTCCGCAGCGGATTTCTTGGTGGTCTCGGCCACCTGCACGGTGCCGTCTGCGGCGATGGTCTTGACCCGCTCGATGGTCACGAGGGCACCGTCCACCACGTCGTCGTAGGTCTCGGTGATGACCTTTTTGGTGGTCTCGGTGCCGTCGGTCAGGATCTCGGTGACGGTCTGGGTGGTGGTCTTGACCCCGTCTGCCAGCGTCTCGAAGGTGGAGGTGACCGTCTTGGCGGTCTCCCGCACTGTCTCCATGGTCTGCTTGACGGTCTTGGTGCCGTTTGCCGCCACCTCGGTGATGGTCTTAACGTCCTTCAGCACACCACCTACCATCTGCCGGGAAGTCTCGGTGATGGTCTGCTTCTGCTGTGTAGCGCCGTTCGCCATCCGTTCAGTGACGGTCTCCACGGTCTTGGCCACGCCATTGGTGAGGGTGGTGGCGCTGTCGGTTACGGACGCGACCACGGTCTTGGCTGCGTCCTTGACCTTCTTATTTCCACGGCCAAGGCCCTGAGCCAGACCATTGCAAACTTGCACACCGATCTCGTCAAAGACTTTGGACGGGGAGTGGATGCCCAGCCGCCCCTTGACCCCGGAGACAAGGCCGTTAATGCCGTTGCTGACCCACTTGGTCAGGCTGTTCCATGCGCCCTTGATACCGTTCAGCAGGCCGCTGACGATGTTCTCGCCAATATGGCCCCACTCGTCCATGCTGCCGTCCCACACGCCCACCAGCTTTGCCACGCAGGCGAGGGCGGCCTCCGCCAGATTCTCAAGACTGTAGAAGATGCCGTCCACAAGGGTGGTCATCAGGGCGGCAGCACATTCCAGAATCTTAGGCAGATGAGAGATCAGCGCCGCCGCGAAGTTTGCGATCAGGCCAGCCGCCGCCGTGATGAGCTGGGGCAGGTTATCGGTGATGCCGATGATGAGGCTCTCCAGCAGCTGCATACCGGCGTCCATGATCCCGTCTGCGTGGTCGCCGAGATAGAGCATAAGCTCTGCAATGATCTCGGTGGCGCTGGTGAGCAGGGCGGGAGTGGCATTGATGATGCCTTGCGCGAGGGCTGCCAGAACCTCAGCGCCGGTGTCCAGCATGGCAGGCATCGTGTCGGTCAGGTTCTGGGCCAGCTGGGTGATGATCTCCACGCCGGTGGTCATCAGCCCGGGCAGCTGCTCAGCGATGCCGCCCGCCAGATCGGAGATGATCTCTCCGGCAGCGGCCAGCATAGCTTCGGGGCCGCCCTCTGTGAGGGAGCTGGTCAGGGTGCTGATGCAGTCGGTGCCCCACTTGACCGCTTCAGTCAGGGCGGGTTCCAGCTCATCATAGACGGCCAGCTGCATCCCCTCGAACGCCGAGGACATGATGGTCATAGCACCCTGCAGATTGTCAATCTGAGTTTCTGCCATCTGCCCCATGGCACCGTCAGCGCTGTCGATCTGTGCGGCCAGTGTGTCCCACTGATCACCCTGAGCTGCTAGCAGGCCGTTGACGGCGGCGAGGTCGGTCTTGTTGAACAGCTGGTTGATGATGCTGTCCTTCTGACCCTGCGTCATGCCGTCCAGGGCCCCGTTCAGGTCGCCCAGAATTTCGTTCAGCCCGCGCATGTTGCCCTGCGCGTCGTAGACCTGTAGCCCCAGCTTCTGCATCAGCTTGGTGGCGTCATCGGTAGGGGACTGGAGGGACAGGATGATGTTGCGCAGATGGGTGCCGCCCTCCGCGCTCTTGATGCCCACGTTCGCCAGCAGTCCCAGCGCCGTGGTCAGCTCGGTGGTGCCCCCCTTCAGGTTGGCTGCGGTGCCGCCCACCGTCAGGATGGCTTCGCCCAGCTGGGATACATTAGCATTGGCTTTGCTGGCGGCTTTGGCCAGTTTGTTGCCGAAGTCGTCCACGTTCTGCTTGTTCGCCTCGATGTTCAGCGAAGCCATAGCATCGGTGACAAGGTCGGAGGCGTAGGCTAAGTCCATGCCGCCTGCCGCAGCCAGATTCAGCACGCTGGGCAGCACCTCGGCGGCTTTGTCGGCGTTATACCCCGCCAGCGCCAGATAGTTCAGCGCGTCCGCTGCCTGTGTAGCGGTGAATTTGGTGGTGCTGCCCATCTCTTTGGCGACCTTGGTCAGGTTGTCGATCTGATCCACCGTGGTGCCCATGGTGGCCGCCACCTGCGACATGGACGCGTCAAAATTCATGCCGACGCTGACCGAGGATTTTGCCAGACCCGCCAGCTTAGTGGCGGCGGTCTTGGTCAGGTCGGAAATCAGATTACCGGCGGCAACCGTCATGCTGGATACGCCTTTGGTAAAGCCGCTGGTGTCCAGCCTGGTATCGCCGGTAATGCTGTAATCTGCCACGTGTGTCCACCTCTCAGTCGTGAGCGCGGGCACAAGGGCACAGGCTTAAAGTTTTATCTCGATTTCCCGCTTACAGGCGGGATTTTTGCATTTTACCCACACGCCGACAGCTGCGGCGTGTGGTTCTGCCCATACCGGCAGCGGTCTGCCGCAGTGCGGGCAGGGGATGGGGGCGCGTTCAGCGGCCACGGAAACGGGCAATGAAGCTTGCATTGTGCTCTTCGACGGTCTGCGCACGTGCTGCACCCCCTCTCAGCTCAGCGGGCAGGGCAAAGCGTTCCCGCTGCTCTTCGTAGATGCGGCGCTTCTCCGGGTCCATGTCAGAAAGGTCTGCAGTGCGCCAGTCGATGATGCGGCTGAACATGCAGTCCTCGCCGATCACGCCCCGCAGTAGCGCCCGGAAGCGGAACCAATGCGGCTTTTCCCGGGTCAGGTCGATGCCGTAGACCCGCTGGAACGCGGCCACAATGTACGGCGCGTCGCACTGGTAGTCAAAGGGCAGTGTAGCTGGTGCTTCCGATTCACCGGAAGCGTCACCACCGGATGCCGCCCTTTCACCTGCCTGATAAAATTCCAGCAGGTGCCGGTAGCCGTCAAAGAGCATCTGGTCGTCCGTCAAAAAGCAGTGCGGGTCCTTGTAAAAGCGCCAAATCGCGCTCCGGGCAAAGCCCACCGGGTCGGTGTTAACACTGCCCCGGACATAAGAGTTGACCAGCCAGACCATGGGCCGGAAATCCGGGACGATCTCGTGTCCGTGCCACCGGGTGGGCAACTCGTCCAGCAGCAGATCAGACATGGCGCTCTGCGGCGATCTGCAGTGCGTATGCCGCCAGCTGCTGCATGGCATCAGGATCGTCCCGCAGAGCGTCTACGGCCTGCCGGGCATCGATCAGCTGTTCGGTTTTCTGCTCGTCGGTCAGAGCGGGAACCACCACGTCGGGCTCGCCGCCGTAAGAAACCTCGGCCTGACCACGGATGAAGGTGTCCTCGGTTGTAGTCTTGGGCGTAGAAATGACCTTGTAGGGGACGGTCTTTTTCTGCTTTGCTGCTGCGCGGCGCTGCTCGCGATTCATGGGCACCGCAGCCGCCTGCTTTACGATGGCCTGTTCTGCGGCGATGGCTTCCTTGATGGCGTTCGTCACGCGGACACAGGCACCAAAGTCGCTTCCGTCCAGACCCAGACGTTCTGATGCGCCCTCGCCCAGCAGCTCGTCGAAATAGCCCATCATAAGGCGGCACTGGCCGCGCAGGATGTCGGCGGTGCCCGTATGCGCGCGCTTGCTCTCGCGGTCAGAAGCCGCCTGCATGTGCTGCTGCGCCGCGTCCATACGGTCGAGGTCGTTGGCGTTCAGCGCCGAAAATTCAAATTCCTGTCCACAGATGATCATGTATTTGTGCCTCCTATAAAATGCGCCCCTGCCAGAGGTGACAGGGGCGGTATTGGGTTTTATGTTACGCGGTGACGTCGGTCAGATAGTCAAAGGCCTTGGGGGTGCCCACTGCCTTGACATCCACCGCAAAAGTGGCGGGGGCGTTTGCGGAGCCGCCCACGTCGCTGGTGACGACCAGAGAAGCATTGCCCGTCTCGCCCTTACCGGTGCGGACGCTGAAGTAGACGTAGGGTACGATCACGTCCTTACCGGTGCCGTATTTGATCTTGTGGCTCAACACAAAATCCTGAAAGGCGTCGCCTACGCAGCGGTTGCCGTTGACAGCAAGGGTACGTTGGGTGCCGGTCTTGGTGGTGACGGTACCAGTACGGATGAACGCCTCGTCCGTGGTAGATGCGTTCAGGGCACCGGAGTGCTCCTTCACATGGTCAGCGCAGACGATCCATGCGGATTCTTTGGTCTGCTTGGTTTTATCAGTCTGAATGGCGAGAATGAAGTCGTCGGTGTTCTCCTCGCCTGCATAGTCGGCGCTGGGCTCGATGTCCCTCTCGGACTTGAGCGCGGCCAGAGTTTCGGCAACAGTCATAGATTATCTCCCTTTCTGGTAGTACTGGAGTTGAAGTTGGATCTGGAAGCGACAGCTGCTGGCGTCCTGACTCATGATGTATCCGGGGGACAGGCAGACCACCTTTTCGGCCTTTTTGCCGTCAGACAGCGCCGGAAGGTTCCGCCGTCCGGACTGTTTCTCTACCCACTCGGCAAATTCATCCCAGAACGCGCTGTTCGCGGCCTGCTGGACGACCTCGGGCGAGTAGACCATGCGGGATGCCAGAACATAGTTCTTCGCCCGGCGGCTGCCGAGGAAGAACTGCTCCAGCACCATTGCCGTGGGTGTAGCTTCCAACGAAAACTGCACCTGTGTGGTTTCTGCGCCCAGATACTCGATGGAGAACACCACATCGTCTCCCAGTGCGGTCGCCAGCGGGCAAGAGGCCAGCCAGGCCAGCATGGCTTGAATGTCTGCGGTCTGGCTCATTTGTTGACCTCCTTAGCACGGGTCTTGACGAAGGACACAAAGTCCTCTTTGTGGTCGTCTACGCAGCGCTCGCCCCAGTGGGGGCCTGCGCCGTCCTTACGGACACCCTGCCCACAGGGCAGACGGTAGTACTGCGCGGCTGCGTAGGGCGTGGTGTGCCGGATCAAGCCGCTGCCCAGCACCGTGCTGTCCTTGACGCTGCTTCGCAGCGCCCCAGTGCGTACCGGGACATAGGGCGTGACCAGCCGGATGAACTCGCCGTCCGCTTCCTTCTGCAGGCGCTGAAAGCCTGCCTCGGTGCGCTTCTGGAAGTTCGGGTCCCAGTGGATGCCGAGGTTGATCGGGCCGCTCATCCTGTCACCTCCACGTACCAGTGCGGGCAGCGCCCGTCCCGGTTATCCTGTACGCTGGTGACGGTGCCGGTGCGCCCGCTGGGCAGTGTCACCTTGTCCTCCGGGGCCAGCGTCCAGTGACAGGCCCTTGCGGCTTCGTCTGTGGCCTTGAAGGCGGCAGGGTCGAGAAATGTGCTTGCTGCGTCCAGCGGCGGTTCTGCTGTGCTCTGCAGGGCTGCTGTGGAGTGGCCCGGAAAAATGCAGATCTCGGAGCTGCTTTTCGGGGCAAAGCCGGAGCCTGCAACGGACTGTGCGCCGGTACCAGCTGCGGCCACCTCGCGGCAGCTCACGCCAGACAGCACCGTGGTGTAGCTGGTGCTGCCAGTGCCTCGCCGGATGCAATGCACCAGCGTGACACTCTTTGTTGCGAGAAGAGGTTTGCGCATGGCGGGCCTCCTCTCAGCGTCTGCGGGGCGGGTGATACACGCCGCCCTGATACAGCAGCCACCGGGTAGACGGAGCAGAGAGCACCTCGTTCACAATCTGGCTCTGCCGTTTGCCCAGATACGCCTGCATATCCGTGCCGCTGGCATAGCTCTCGGTGTAGCCGTGATTGCTCACGCTGGTCACACCGTCCCAGCTGGCGCTGACCTCTTCGGAGAGGGCCACCAGACGGGACTGACACTGTGCCAGAAGCGCCAGTTGTTCGGGCTCTTCGGCAAGGCTGGCGCACCAGCGTGTGGCGTTCTCGATGAAGAATGCCGCGTCCACCGCCCGAGGGGTAAACTCTGCCTCGGTCAGCGCAGATCCGGGGTGCTGCGCGAGGTACTCAGAGTAGGTCAGCCAGCTGTCCATAGGTTACTCCTCGGCAAAGTTTGCCTTGGGGATGGTGATCTTGCCCATGCGCACGTTCTTGTGGTCGAACTTCAGCGCCCAGTTTGCCTTGTTGGTGAACTCGTCATCCGTCGGGGTGGGCTTGTTGATCTTATCGCCGTCAAAGGAGACACCGTTCGGATGCAGGATGAAGGAGCGGTTATTGTACAGGATATCGGTGCCGCCTGCCTTGGCCGCGTCATACTCGGTGTAGTCCGGGGTGATGACTTTAGGATCGGCAGTCAGGACGGAACCCTGACCCAGCAGGAAGCTGTTGTAGTTGGTGCCGTCGTCGGTGCCGCGGTCATTCTCGACCACGACCAGACCGTTGATGGTGGGCAGGCTGACTTCCTTCTGCAGCACGTTGGTGATTACGTACTTGTTGTAGTTCAGCAGGCCCAGCTTCTTGTATTCGGCCAGAATCCTGGAGTGCACCACCAGCAGACCAAACTTGCCGGAGAAGTCGCCCAGAGCGGACTGCTGCACATCGATCAGCTGGTTGGCGGTGACGCCGCCGGTCTTGACGGTCAGGGTATGGTTTGCCAGCCCGGACAGGCCCAGAACGGAATCCACCAGCTTGACCAGCAGGCTCTGCTTGTACATGCGCCAGTAGCGTCCGGTGTTGCGGGCAACAGAGGCCATGGGGTCGGCTGCAGTCAGCTCACGGGTCAGCTCGGTGGCCTTCCATGCCTTCATGCGATCGATGCGGATCCAGGACTGCTTGCCGCCGGAGATTTCGGTGGGCACGTTGTCATTGGTGCCATCACGGACCAGCGGGGCATCGGTGTCAGGGTCCAGCGGGTTATAGAAACGGATGGTGCCCATCGTGCCGCCGTTGTCCAGAGAAGCGGCCAGACTCTGGTCGCTTGCCAGAATGCCAGAGGCAAGGATGGAATCGGAGAAGGTGGCCTCCTGATCCACGAAGCCCTGATAGACCTCGGGGTCAAACGGAAAACCGCCAAAAGTGCCGGGAATAGGCATAGTTCAGTTACCTCATTAGTGTCGTGCAGCTCTCACCAAAGCAGAGAGCTGCTGGAAAAGTGCCGGGTTACGGGTGCGCAAGGCCATGCGTTCCGCACCGGTCATTGCCAGAAACTCCTGCAGGGTGGGCTGTGCGTTGCCGCCCTGGCTGCGGGGCTTCGGGACGATGATCGGGTTAGTGGGCTCCTGCGGCTCAGCGCCCGGCTGCGGGCCTGCGCCGTCCTGCGGGGCGGGAGCACCCTGCTGGAACAGATACGGCTTGCGGGATTTGAGGTCAGCGAATGCCTGCTTGACATCCTCGGCCTGATTCTTGCTCTCGCGCAGTGTAGCTCTGTTCGGCAGCAATGCGATAGCATCGTTCTCGTCCAGAGCACCGGCCTCGTGGGCCGCAGCGCGCAGCACACCGTTGAAGGCGAACTCTGCAGCCTGCTGGCTCAGCTGGTTGGTCAGGTTGGTGATCTGACTGCGCAGATCATTGACGTCCACGCCATCGAAGGCCGCCAGACCCTGCTGTGCAGTGGCCAGCTGCGCCTGCAGGCCCTGTACAGTGGCCTGATGGGCGGCTGCGTCCAGACCATGCAGTCGCATCACTGCGTTGATCTGCTCCTCGGTCAGGCCCTCGATGGCTTTCAAATCCTCACGTTTCATGGTCTACCTCCCATTGGGCCTACAGCATTGTTGTCGCGCTGCTGTGCGCGGGCCCTCTGCACCTCTCTGACACCGGGTGCACGGTGTAATCTGGTGCTATCGTATCACACTCCGGCGGGTAAAAACGTTATGACTTGAGCGCTTGCATACCTGAAACAAAGCATACCAAAATCCCTATAAACCCTACGCGCGCGGGCATCAAGCGCGTTCCCACGCATGTATATTCTTCTTTTCTTCTGATAAGGGTCAGGATAAGAGTTTAAGTATGCCTCTGTATGTTTTGCCCAAAAGCCTGCATGAACACTCACTTTTTCGTATCTACGAACTTTGTATGCAACCTTTTGTTGCAATCAACTAGATTTTTGCTGCAACTGTATGCAAGCAAAACGCCCCGCGCCGGGAGGTTTGTCCTCCTCAGTGCGGGGCGTTTTGTGGTGTAGCGGTCACTCCTCGTCCGGGGCGATGATAAGCTGGGAGTCATCCGGGAGGATGAACGCCAGCCTTGCGCCGCAGAGGGCGGCAGCCTTGGCGAGGTCTTTTGCCGACCAGCTGTCCCTGCGCAGCTTGTTGCTCATGGCCTGCGGGGTGGTCATGCCGAACGCTGCGGCAAAAGTGCTTTGGTCGGTCTCGGTTAGCTCCAGCAGGGCTTTCACTCTGGATGATGTGGTCATTTTGGGTCACTCCTTCCTGCCACAAGGATATGACTTGCCGGGGCAAAAGTCAACAACAAAAAGAAATTAAAAAATAAATCAAAAACAACTTGACTTTGTTTCTGCGCAGAGGTAACATACAGCCACCGGAAGGGTTCCAGAATAAAAAATAACGGAGGAAAACGAAAATGGTTAAATTGGAGATCGTGTATCAGGTAGTCGGCAACCACGACAAGATCGTGACCAAGCGTCGGGTGTTCAAGACCCAGGCGGCGCTGGAGCGCTTCGCACTCCGCCTGGTCGATCAGGATAACTTCGTAGGCATCCTGGCCTACGCTGGCAACTAAGGAGGTATGGGACGATGAAGTGCGATGCTTTGACATCTGCGGCAGCGCTGTTTGACGGCGGCTGGCGAGCAGAGGACCGGGGCGAGCTCATGGCGGAATACGGCCTCTCCGAAGAAGAGGCGGACACAATCTGCGAGGATCTTCGCAGGATGGATGAGAAGGAGGACTGAACCATGCGTGATCTGAGCATCGAAGAGATCAAGACCGCCGCCGATCCGGTGGCTGCCTGCAAAGAGCAGATTCGCCGCTGGAAGATTTCTTATTCCCGCTACTGCGGCTCCCGCCGAGGTGGTCTGTATTATGAGGATCATATCGCAGCACTGGAAAAGCTGCTGCACGAGCTGAAGGAGGACTGAACCATGAAATTCTATTACAAGGGCCAGCTGGTGCGCACCAGCAAGACGCACACCTACAACTGGGCGATCCTCGAAGAGAAGGACGACGGCGCCCTGAAGGTCTACAGCTGCCGGGCTGAGCGGGCAGCGGCTGACGCCGAACTGACGCAGGTCATTCGCCGTGGGCATCCCTGTGCGCGGGTTGTCCCTCTAGACACCGAGCCGAACCCTCCGGCGCTGACCTTCGACCAGTTCATGGCTCTGGCCCGCGAGAACTACAACAAGGGCGGCGACGGCTACGTCGAATGCTGGGACGACCGCACCTTCGCCTATTTCGTGAAGGAGTTCGGGCCGATCACGAGGGCCAGCGCGCTGGATGCTTTTGCACAGGCGCTGGATCAGGAGAACGAAGAGCGGGCAATCCGCAATGCTGCTGCGAAAGGAGAATGGTGATCGTGTTCAATATCAACGATATGGCAAGCCTGCGGGCAGCCTACAGTTTCGTTCGTACCCTGAGAGAAGTCACTGTTCCGGTGGAGAACGTAGCTCGCCGGGACAGGCACATCGCCGATGTCAAGCGCGAAATCCGGGAGTTCACCCACCGGGCGGCACCGCGTAGCCACATCGTGAGAGACGATGGCATCGACGGCTACGTGGAGCTGGTTCAGTTGCCGGAAGCTCTGGATGAGGCGCCTAAAGTGGTTGCTGCTAACTGGTTCCTCGCGAACCGCTACCTGGAGTTTCGTCCGACACCCTACGACTGCTCCGGCCAGAAGTTCACAAACTGGTTCAAGCTGTTTCGTCGTCAGGGTCACTGGTTTGCGTATCACTCTGTGAGCATCGACGTTTAAAGGAGGGCTAACCATGAAGAAGCTGAACATCACTTATGACACCGCGGAGATCGAGAACGGCGAGAAGATCGTCGGTGAGACCTGTTACTCCGTCAAGATGCAGGACGCGCTGGCAGAGCAGCTGCTCCGCGACCCCGGCTCCTGCGGGGCCATCGATATGGCCCACCTCGAGTTTCTGCTCCAGAGCGTGGAGATCCTGCAGGGCCGGAAATTCGTGGACGGCAGCATCAAGCACTATGAACTGGTAAAGGAGGGCTGATCTATGAAGAAGGTCAACTGGAAGGTCTACGGTGAGGCGCTGGACGCGCTTCAGGCGCAGTTCTCTGCGGAGGACGGCATCCAGATCCACAACTGCAATTTTGCTCGGCAGGGTACCTCGGTGAAGATGGGTGTCCAGTGGGCTTCCCTCGGAACCAAGAGCCCGGCGGAAGCCGCCGAGTATGCAAACCGGGTCCTCGACGCTGCCATGGCAGCAGAGAACTTCGTGTACAACGGCTATGTGGTGGACTATGATGGGGGTGATCAGTAATGCGTGGATTCCGTACGGAGATGTGCGTGGACAGCCAGCTTTGGCACGAGGACAGCTTCGAGCTGAACGGCTCGGAGATTCGGTGGCAGGCCAAGGTCTGCGAGAAGCACAGCGAGTTTGGTATCGACGGCGGCAGGATCCTGAAGCTCTGGGTCAGTCAACTGCCGCCGGGCGATGCGCGTTACTGGCAGGAGGTTGCTTATTATGACCGTGGGTGGTGTACCCGACCGCTCACCCCGGAAGCGAAAGCCGCAGTTGAATATGTTGTTGGTATGTTCCGGTGAATTGACCCAACAAGAAAAGCCCTGAAGGTGCATTCCTTCAGGGCTTTTGCTTTGCTCATTTGTCAGCTGATCTTTTCAACTTCACCGGTTTCCTTGTCCACAAGATATTCGGCCAGCACGGTTCCGCTGCCCAGCATCTTTGCATCGTGTTCTTCCTTGGCAACGTACTCCTGTACGGTTACGTCCAGGTCGCCGCCCATCACCATGATTTTGGTGGTCGTGTTGTAGTTGAAGTTGACGATGAAGTGAATCTCGCTGTCGTCCGTGAAATATTGTTTGTAGTAGTCCAGGGCATACTCGCTCATGTCGATGTTCTCTGCGATCAGCGAAATGCGCCAGTTGCCGGTGGTATCATTCCGGACTTTATCCGCTCTAAAGCTGATACCATCCAGCGGCGAGGACTCTGCGCCGGCGGGTTCTGCCTCTGGTGCGGTGCTCTCGCTCACGGAACTGGCCGGAGCGCTGGGTGCTGCGCTACTGGCGGTGCTGGAAGAGCTGCCGCCGCAGGCGGTCAAGCCGAGTGCGAGGGCGAGCAGCACAATGCCCGCCCGGATTCGATTCTTGATCTTCATAGTGTGAAACCTCCTTTATTCTGGCCTGAATTATAGCACAGCCTTTTCAGGAAGTCCAGCACGGCTCATTTTCGTGCCTGTGCAGCTGCGCTGGCTGCTTCGCTGCGGCCAAAGTCGGGCACGCTCTCCCGCAGCTGGTACTGCTGCAGCCCGGTCTGGCTGAGGAAATCTTTCATCTTTGCACGAGAGGCTGCCAGCTTTGCCGCTGCGGCCTTTTCGGCATCCTTCTGGCCGCTTTCCTTTGCCACAAGAAACGCCCGCTTGTCAGTCCTGATCTGCCGCTCCTGGGCGCGCTGCATCTGGGTGGCTTTGTACCGGCCGATTTCCTTACCGTTGTAGGTTACAGTAGCGGCATTGATTGCAGCTAACCGTTCGGGGGTGTAGCTGCGAACACTTGCGCCCTCCCAGTACATGGCCCAGTTATGGGCACAGTTGGCACCCATGAAACCGCGCACGTCGCCGTAGCCGATATCGTCCAGCGAGAGATAGCCGTGCCGACCGCTGCGGCTGACGATCTGGCCCTGCCACCAGCTGTGGTTGGTCAGATCCTGTCCACCGTCGCCGGTTCGGGCACCCACGTGGGCGTCCAACTCCATGAGGTCGCATTCCAGCTGATCTGCATTAAAGCGGGTGATCTCTCCGGCAGTCTGGTTGATGCCGGTGCGGGTAGCCCGCAGCACCACTACGTCCAACGTGTCCACGTGACCGCTGGGGTAGGTGATAGCCCCGACGCCCTTTGCCGCCAGCGCGTTCAACGCTCGGCGGGCCGCGTCATCGGAGCTGAACGCGCCGCTGGCGGCATCCATGTGCGCCATGTCCAGATAATAAGCCAGCTGCCGCTGAGTGGTCTCTACCATATTCTGGTTGCCCATCACAGCGCGGGTCTGGGTCAGGTTGTACAGGGTGTTCATGGTGCGCCGGTAGCCGCTTTCCAGCAGCTGCTGCGCTTCCTCACTCTCGCCCAGAGGGGCCAGAGAGCGGCCTGCCATGGCTGCATCCAGCACGTCCTTGGTGTATGCCTGTTTTATTGCCTGGGCAAACACAGCGGCTTCCTGCGGCCCCAGCTCCTGCACAATGGCCTGCATCTGTCGCAGAAGATATGCCCGGCTCGCGCCCAGCGCCTGTGCCCGGAAGCTCTGCCACTCCGCTGTGGAGGTGATCTTGCCCGCCTTGACGATCCGGCGCACCATGTCCCGCAGGATACGTTCGTTCAGCTCGTCCCACGGGGCCGCCATAAGCCCAGCGTAGCCGTTGACCTCCTCCGGGGTCAGCATGGCGTTACCCGGTGGTAGCGGCCGCCCTCCACCGTGACCTCAAATCCCAGCAGCCGGACGACGTGCAGAGCTTCGTAGTATTTCTCCCACAGCGCCGGGCTGCGCAGAATGCGTGCGTTCGCCATCAGCCAGTCCAGCCGTTCTGCGGTCTGCTTCATCCGGGCGAATTTCGTTTTAGCCGTCGCCATTGTCGATCACTCCCTTCAGGATGTCATTGGCCCCAGTTTCCTGCTGAATGGCCTGCACTGCCCGTGTAGCGGTCTCTTCGTCCTCGCCAAAGAAGTGCATCCGGTATTCGGTCTTGCTGCGCAGGCCCATGCTGACCTCCTGCTGCCACTGGGCCATCTCGGACAGGCGGTCAAGGATGATGCTGTCGTCCCACTTGAAGGAGACGTTCAGCTTGCCTTTGCCGGGTGCACCGGGGGTGTGGTCTGCCCAGTAGTCCAGCGCGTCGATCAGGCCGCGCAGAGCGTCCTCCAGCGCTGCCTGAAGGTCAGAAACAGTGGAGTACAATTTCTGCTTGCTGCTGACGATCTCGGTGGCGGTCTTTTCTACGTCTGCCACCTGAGACAGCACGCCAAAGCTCAGGCCAGCGTGGCTCTCCACATTGCGCAGATACTGGTTCAGCCCGGACAGGTAGCTGCCGTCACGCAGGGCAGGGGAGAACACCTGATAAAACGGGGCACTGTCCGTGATGCCGGTGTTGACATTGATGCCGTGAAACAGCCGCTCTCTATGATGGGGCGCAGTGCCGTCGATGGCTTCCGGCGGTACGCCGTATTCCCTGAGCGCCTGTGCTTTGGACAGCTGCTGCCCGGCGGCGCTGGGCTTGAGAAACTTCTCATCCGTGTCTACCGCCAGTTCGCCACCCTCGTACTCCCAGTCCAGCCGGGTGTACTGTTCATCGGCGTCGATGATCTGCTTGCGGGCGGGCTCAAACATGGCCGCGCCCAGCTCGCTGTCCGGTTCAACGCTGTTGACGATGGGCGTCACAAAGTAACCCACCGGCAGCTTTTCCAGCCCGGTCAGGTAGGCCACCGGCTGGATGTCGTCCCACTCCGGGCGGATGCTTAGATCCTCCGGGCTGCCGAGACTGTCCTGTGTTGCGCTGCGGAAGGCCAGGTTGACCACTTTGGTGCAGGGGAACTGTGCGGGCGCTGCGAGGTCGTAATCTTCCAGCTGCGCCAGCTCTTCATCCCGCAGATCTGCGCGGCTTTCCAGCACGTGCATCCACTCCATGCGGTGGTAGTAGTTATCGTTATCCTGAATGCTGTCGATGAACACGCTCTCGGTCAGGCTGCCCTCCACGTCGTGGGCCACGGGGAAGTACCGGGACGCGTTGCAGAAAGAAATACCCAGCTTTTTGCCGCTCTGGTAGGGCTTCCAGATGCCGCTGCCAAGGGCCAGCGCCACTGTGAAGATGCGCCGTCTGCGGGGCGTGAGCACCCGCTGCAGCTGGGCGTTGATCCAGTCGGCACGGTCGCTGCCCTCCACCGTGGCTTCTAGCTCCAGCGTGGTCAGCCGTGCCAGCTCTGCACAGATCAGCGCAGGCAGGTCCAGCGTCAGTGTCTCCGGGTTCTTATCCAGCGGCAGACCGTTGATGGCGGCATCGTACCAGTCCTCAATGGCCCGCTGCATCTGGTCGGTGACAAGGGTCTTGCAGCCGATGATGTTCTCAATGTCGGCGTGGTTTATCATGCGTTCTGTACACCTCTCTTTTGCCAGACGTCCTCAAGGGCGTATCTGGTCATATCGATGCTGTGGTTTGCCGCATCGACAAAGCCCGGCATCACTTCGCCGGTCTTTTTGTCGAGGGCGTACTCGTACTCTGAAAATTCCCGGGCCGTCCATGGGCAGCGCTGGGGGTCAATGACGATCTTTGCGCGGCTCTGCAGCCACTTCATGCCATCGGTGACGGATGTGCCGCCGTGGGCGGCGTACTTCCGGCAGCCGCGCAGGCGGCTGAACCCCAGATCCCGCAGTGTAGCGATCGACCGGTTGGCCGCGCTGTCGCCGATGATCTCATCGTGGAGGTGCCGGTTGATTGCTTCTGCCAGCTGGGCATCGGTCTCTTTCTGCGCACGGTGCTCCTCGTAGATGTAGACGGTCTGCCGGGCGTGGTCATAGCTCATGCCGCCGAAATGGTTCGGGTCGGGGTACCAGCCGAAGTCCAGACCGTAATAGCGGCGGTCAAACCCGGCGATCTCCTCGCTGGTGATGGGCCGCAGCTCCAGATTCTCAAACACGGCGGTGCCGCAGCCCACCACCTCGCCCAGATACTCGTGGGCGTAGGCCACCGGGTCACGCTGCTTCAGGGTCTCGGCGTCATCGAAGAAGCGGGGGCCCAGCCATTCGGGCGGGGTGGTCAGGTAGGTGGTGTGATGCCGGAACTGCTTTGGCTTTGCCTCCCGCTTGTACCGGTTGACCCAATGCCGGGCCATGGCGGGGGAATTGAAGGTCTTGAAGGAAAAGCTGAAGGGGCCGCCACGGAACACCGACTGTTCCACGTTTCGCACCTCTTCGGGGCCGTCGTACTGGTCGAACTCTTCAAAGTGCATCACGCCGAAGTAGCCGAACGGTACGGCGATGGATTTCAGCTTGCCGGGGTCGTCCAGACCATAGAACTGGATGGTCTGCCCGGTTGGGATATAGGTCAGGGTATAGGGCTTCTTGGTCTGCTTCCACAAATGCCGGATGCCCATGCGGTCGATGACGCGGTTGTACTCCGGCCAGACACTGGTAGCGAGGGTGTTGCCCACCTTGCGCAGGACGACCGCGTGGATGTTCGGCACCCGCATCACCAGCAGCACCACCTCGGTAGCGGCAAACGTCGATTTGAGAGAGCCGCGCCCTCCGTCGCCCAGATACTCGTTGTACTCACCCGACCAGATGGCGGTGTGGGCGGCATAGTATTCAGGGATGATCAGGCTGCTTAGTTTCAGTTGCTGCTTCAGCAGGTTTGGGGGCTGCCGTCTTTGGTATGTCATCCACGAACACCACCTTTCCGTCGTAACCTCTCAGCTCCGGGTGCTCGCTCCAATGCTCCGGATCTCGGTTTTTCAAAAAGAAGCACATCGCGCCCAGATCGCCGCTCTGGGCTTTCTTGAACAGGGCGTTCTCCACGCTGGCCAGTGCCGCCTCCGCGCCTACGCTGAGGGCCTGCTTGATGCGCGGGTCCTGCGTGCACCAGCGCCGGAAGGTGCGCGCCGGCACGCCGATCTGCTCGCAGATCTCCGCCTGCGTCAGACCGTGCATCGCCAGCCGCTGCAGTCGCAGCAGGCCACTGGGGCTGTTCCACTTGCTGATTTGGGATTCTCGTGCCAAGGTTTCACCTCCGTATGAGAAAACGGCACGCACCGGCTCTGGAAGCAGAGCCCTGCGGGCGGAGGATGACCCGTGTGCGTGCCGTTTTGGCTATGAAAAATGCCGGGACGGGAAAGGAGTAAAAAACCTGCCCCGGCGGGGAATGGTTATTTCAGGCGGACGGCTTTTTCACCGGTGAAGTCCTCCCAGCGCTGGACGATCACGTCCACATAGCGCGGGTCATACTCCATGGTGTAGCACTTCCGGCTCAGCTGCTCGCAGGCGATCAGCGTAGAGCCGCTGCCGCCGAACAGGTCCAGCACGGTCTGGCCGGGCAGGGAGCTGTTCTTGATCAGCCTGCCGCACAGCACCACCGGCTTCATGGTGGGGTGCTCTGCGTTGCGGGGCGGCTTGTCGCAGCGGATCACGCTGCTGGGCTTCTGGGTTAGCAGCGCCTGCGCCTTGATGGCCCAGTCCAGCAGCTGATCCTTCTTCATGTGCCGCAGATCGTCCGGCTTTGCATCGTCGATGACGGTGGTCTGGCTGCGGTCGTTGACAAAGTAGTGGTTCGCGCCGGGCTTCCAGCCGTACAGGCAGGGCTCGTGCTGCCACTGGTAGTCGCTGTGGCCGAGAACAAGACTGTTCTTGACCCAGACCAGACACCCGTGCAAACCCCAGCCCGCCCCCCGGAACATGGCCCGGAAAGCCTCACCCTCCGTGTCTGCGTGGAAGATGTACGCGCTGGCACCGGTGCGGCAGGCATCGAAGGCTCGGCTGTATGCCTGAAGCAGGAACTGCCGGAACTGGCTTTCTGCCATGTTGTCGTTCTCGATCTTCTTGCCGTTCGAGCCCTGATAATTCACGTTATAGGGCGGGTCGGTGAGCAGCAGATCGGCCAGCTGGCCGTCCATCAGCCGCTCCACGTCCTGCGGGCTGGTGCTGTCGCCGCACATGACCCGGTGGTCACCCAGCAGCCAGACGTCACCCCGCTGGGTGATGGGCTGCTCCGGGGGCTCTGCGGTGAAGTCGTCCTCCTGGACCTCCTCGTCGATCTTGATCTGGAGGTTCAGGCCGAAGTCGGTCATGTCGTAGTCGATGCCGGTCAGCTCCTGCACCAGAAGCTGCAGGTCCCACTCGGCAACTTCGCCGGTGGAGTTGTCTGCGATGCGCAGGGCCTTGACCTTTCCCGGGTCGAGCTCTGCCGCTACGATCACCGGCACTTCCTGCAACTTGAGCCTCCGGGCGGCCTTGTACCGGGTGTGTCCGGCGATGATCACGCCGTCCCTGTCCACGATGATGGGGGACTGGAACCCGAACTCTCGGATGCTGTTGGCCACGGCCTTGGCAGCCTCGTCATTGCGCCGGGGGTTATTGTCATAGGGGCGGATTTCGTCCAGCCGTTTGTACTCGATTTGGTGCTTCACGCTCTCCATGCAATCCCTCCGGGCAAATAAAATAGGCTCTCTGGCAATTGTACCAGAGAGCCTAGGGTAAAAACGTTATGACTTACTTTTTGGCTTTCGCCTTGGTGGTCTTGGGCTTGGCCTTTGTGGTCTTGTCCAGCTTGGCGTAGGGGTCCTTCCAACCATCAGGCTTCTCCCATTCACCGGTGTGGATCTTCCAGCTGTCTACCGCATAGGCGCGGGCATCCCTGCCGTGTTTCCGCCCCTCGGGGCTGTTTTCCAACTGAGAGATCAGCTTTTCTGCTTCTTTCGTGATTGCCATGGTAAATCCTCCTTACCAGTTGTTCATGTATGTGGTTGCCCCTGCGACGGTTTTCTTGCTCATGGTAAGCGCGCCTCGGTCAAGCGTCACTATGTATTGACCTGCGGAGCGTGATACTTGGGGGCTGAAGGTGTCGCGGACGATGACATTGCAGCCTCTTGCGGCGGCAAGAATTGGGTACAGGGATTCCTCGTTACGACCATACCCGCGTTTTGCTCCGATGAGCGCCGCATACAGCTTCGGCTTTTGGCGTTTCAGCTGGCGCGCGTCGTTTGCCAAGGTGTACGTTGTGACGAGTTTGGCTTTGCGGTTGAGGAACGCCTTGACCTGATATCTACCATAGCAAGCAGAATCCGCTGCACTGTTGTGTGCCCAGTAAGTTCCTGCACCGGAGTAACCCTCAGAATAGTATGCCGTAGAACCGGTCTGCAGCTGTTGGTTGTAGTGCTTTCCGGTTTTACCTCCAAAGTTTTTGTCCGCGTGGTACATGGACTCTTCACCGGCTTTTTTCCGGGCTTTTTCGTAGGCTGCGTCGGTGAGTAGCTCCGGTTTGTTTGTGGCCCAGCCGATCTCAGCCATGTAACGCTGCACAAAACAGTTGCGCTGAGAGCCATCCGTTGCAATGGCCTGCTTTTCAACCGCCGCTACGGTATCCGCTGCATCCTGATCGCTCATCTGCATCAGAGCTGCTGGGTTGCCCTTGACCTGGGCCAGCAGCTGCTGTTCCCGGGTCTGTTTAGGCTTGGGCTTCGGCGGTGCTGGTGGTGCTACCGCCTGTACTACGGGTGCTGCCTGCGGCGCTACCTGCACTGCCGGTGCGACCGCTGCTGCGCCTCCGCCACCCATGCCGTGGCTGCCGCCCATGCTTCCGCCTCTGCCTCCCATGTGAATCCTCCCTTGGCCGTGAATTTCTCGGTCAAGGGTAACATGAAAAGCGGGGGCAAAACGTTATGATTTACTTTTTCTTGGGTTTCGCCTTGGTGGTTTTCTTCTTGCTGGCGGGCTTCTCCATACCCAGATTAGGGAAGGGGTAGGGGGAAGCCGGAGTGTCGAGGGGCCGGAATTTCTGCTCTGCCGCTTCGATCTCTTTCCGCTTCTTTGCGGAAACCTTTGCTTTTGCCATAGTGAGATACCTCCAGATTGATTTTACCACACTTCGATTTCCAGTTCAATCACGCGCTTGCCGGAACCGTAGGTGCGGGACGGGCCGGTGCGGGTAGAACGGACACCGGTGATCTTGTGATGAGTGCCAACGGCAAGAACGGCCTCCGACTGACTGGGCTGGATGAATGCCGCCCGGGTGCTCTTGGCGGTGTGATACCGGATCAGCACCTCACGGTTGCCGGAAACGGAGCCGCCCTGCCCATGCTTGCCTGCGCTGCGGCTGCCGCCGGGCTGCGGCCAGAAGGGATTGTCACGGCTATCGTAGGCCGTGGATTCCAGGCAGTCGTTCGTCCAGGTCTTACCCACCAGCGCCTTGCGCAGCTGGCTGTCGCTCATGCCCTGGTAATTGTTGACCTTCAAGCGCTTCAGGAAGTCGTCATGGTCTGCGCGGTACAGGGTGGTCTCCTGCCCGATGGGCTTTGCCAGTTTGTCCACTGCGTCCATCATTGCCTGCTGCCGCTTGGTCAGGGGCTGGTGGTTTGCGGCTGCCCAGTTGGCGTTCTGGCTCAGGGCCTTGCCGTTGCTCTGCATGACCGGGTTGATGTAGTCGGTCACGCCTGCGGCCAGCGCCGGGTCGCGCATCATCTGCCGCTGCGTGGCGCTCTCCATCGCGGAGACCTGCTGCGGGGTCAGATGGCCGAAGCCATTTGCGCCGGTGGGTGGGCCCGCCTGCTGGGGCGCTACCGGTGCTGCCGGTGCTGCCGGTGCCGCCTGAACTGCCGGTGCTGCTTGAATCGTGGGCATCGCCTGTGCGGCTGCTGCGGGCGTTCCTGCGCCGCCTCCCATGCCCTGGGAACCTCTCATGCTGCTGCCTCTGCCGCCCATCACTGCGCCTCCTCTCTGGCCCTTACGCGGGTCGCCATGTTGTGCGGGAATGCCTGCCACGGGATGCTGTGCTCCCGCAGCAGTGCTGCCATTGCAGGCGACGTTTTGCCGTAGACCAGAATCTCGGATGGCTCGGTCTGCCGGATCAGCTCTTTCAGCCCTTCCATCAGACCATCGGATGCGTCCTTGTGGACGAGGCAGCCCACCGTGCTCACTGCCACCGCACCGCCTTTGCTGATGCCGTCGAAGCACCAGTGGAAGCTGTCCTCATCCGACCAGCTCGCTGCCGGAATGGCGCAGACCCCGTTGTGCTGCAGCCATGCGGTGAGCAGTTGGTTCCGGTAGTGGTTCCAGTGCTGGATAGGCGCGGGGAAGTCGGTGTAAAGCGAGAAGTCCGGGCCGAGCACCAGCGGGCATTTTGCCAGCGCATCGAGATACCGCTGCGGCTGCCTCCAGAAGCGCTCGAACTGGTAATCGTCGAGGAAGAAGTGCACGCCTGCATTCTCCGGGTGCCTGCAGGTCAGCAGTTCGTTGAAGCCGATCAGGTGATCGACCCCAAAGGGCAACGGCAGGGCTTTGGTGACGGGGTTTCCCGCCGGGGTCAGCTCGAGGCCGTCCAGCAGAAACCAGTTCACCAGCTGGCCCGTCCTCATCCGCTCGTTAGAAAAACCCATGCTCTGTCCTCCTGTGTGTTATCCAGAAGAGCATAGCATGGGTTTTACTGTGAAAACGTTATGACTTGCACGCAGCGGCCGCTGCGTGCCTCTGTGGCGGGCTTTTGTAAATTGGGCGAGGAACTTGCTGCCTGCGCTACTGCGGCGCTCACAGCGACGTTCTGCGGCTCATGCGCGTTGCAACTCCTGCCACACCCAGACCCGCAGGGTCTCGGGGGAAATGCCGCCGCCGTAGAGCAGCGCCGCTTTTTGCCAGCTGACCTTGCCCGGCCCGAGAAAAACGATCTCAAAGGCCCGGCGGGTCAGCGGGTCCTCGATGGTGTTGATAAAGCCGCGACGCTCTGCGCGGGAAAGCCTGCGGAATGCTCGGGTGCTCACTTGCTGTCTCCTTTCTGCGCTGCCTGAACGTGGGTCTTGACGGCCTGCATCAGGCTGTTCTGGTCGGTGTCCTTGCGGTTCAGCGCCTTGACCACCATCTCGTCGGCACCGCCCTTGACGATCAGCCGGTGGACGATGACGCTCTGGGTCTGGCCCTGCCGGTAGAGCCGTGCTTCGCCCTGGGCGTAAAGCTCCAGACTCCACGGCAGGCTGTACCAGATCAGGTGATGACCGCCCTGCTGGAGATTCAGCCCGTAGGCGCAGCTGGCGGGCTGGGCCAGCAGAACATCCAGCTTCCCTGCGTTCCAGTCTGCGGCGTCCTGCCCGGAGCGCAGCACGGCGAATCTGAGGCCCTTGTGGTGCGCTTTCAGTGTTTCGGTGAGCTGCTCCTCGTCGAAGCGGAAACCGTAAAACACGAGGGCTTTCTGGCCGTCCAGCGCGTCGATCAGTTCATCGAAAGCATCCAGCTTGCACCGGTGGATCTGGTGCACCGTGCCGCTCTCGTCGTAGATACTGCCGTTGCACAGCTGCAGAAGCTTGCCGGTCAGGGCTGCCGCCTGCTGGGCGGTGATAGTCTCGCCGTCCACATCCAGCAGGTAGTCCTTCTCCAGCTTCTTGTAGGCCGCCTTGGCGGGCTTGTCCAGCACCACCGGGATGTCGTCGATGATCTTCTCCGGCAGGGTCAGGTGGTCGGCGGCTTTGAAGCTCAGGACGATGTCCCTGATGCGGCTTTCCACCGCTTCGGCGGCACCGTCCTTCGGCTCGTAGCTGTACTCGGTGGGCCAGAAGTAGTCCTTGCGGTAGTGGGTGATGTACCGCCCCAGCCGCTCCCCTTGATCCAGCAGGTAGATCTGGGCCCAGAGGTCCAGCAGGCTGTTGGGCCTTGGCGTGCCGGTCAGCTCCACCACCTTGTGGATTCTGGGGCGCACGGCTTTCAGGGCTTTGAACCGCTGGGCTGCGTGGTTCTTGAAGCTGGATGCCTCGTCCAGAACCACCATGTCAAAGTTCCAGCTCCGGCCCAGCGTGTGAACCAGCCAGGGGATGTTCTCGCGGTTGATGATGTAAATATCTGCCGGGGCTTCCAGTGCGGCTTTGCGCTGCTTCTCTGTGCCCAGCACGGTGGAAATGCGCAGGTGCTGCAGGTGCTCCCATTTCTCTGCCTCATCCTGCCACGTCGCCTCTGCGACCTTCTTTGGGGCGATGATGAGCGCTCTGCTGATCTCCAGCCGGTCGTAGATCAGCTGGTCGATGGCGGTCAACGTGACCACCGTCTTGCCCAGGCCCATCTCCATCCAGAGCGCTACCCCGGGCTTCTCGAGGATCGCTTCGATGCCCGCCTGCTGATACGGGTGCGGGTGAAACTGCTGCATTGCTTTGACCTCCGTTTCTTTTAGGGCAGTGTGTCAGTCGTCGTTCTCGAAGAGAATAGGTGCTAGGTCGTCCCACGGGTCGTGATCAATATTCTCTTTTGAAATCGCTATGAAGCTTTCTCGGCTTAGGTTTGCTGCGGCATCTCTAGCTTCTTCTGCTGTGCTGATCTCGTAGTACTGGAAACCCAGTTCCCACAGCCGCTGCCGCCACCACTCCTGCAATCCTCCCGCCTTGATCTTTGCACCGGGGCGCTTGAGTTCCACAAAGGCAATGATGCCGCCGGGGAAGAGGATCATCCGGTCAGGTACACCCCTGTGTCCGGGACAGGTCCATTTCAGGCACACCCCGCCCTCGTCCTCCACGGCCTTGCGCAGGATATTCTCGATGCTTTTCTCAAGTGGCTTATTTGTCGGCATTGTAGTTTCTCCTTTTGCTCATTTGTCCGTGCATACCTGTAACAAAACATACCGAAGCCCCCTTATATCCCTACGTGTGTAAGCGTGTACGTGCGGGCGCCTTACGCGCACGTCTTATTTCTCTTCTTTTTTCTTCTTCTAGAGGAAAAGATTGTATGTTGAGTTTGTCTTGACCGAAAAAGCCGCATAAACACTCACTTTTTCATGCATACAACTTTCAAAAAGCGTGTATGTCGGCTTTGTATGCACCGTATGCTGGTTTTCTTGAATCCCTCGTGTTTACAAAAAATTCATGCTTTTCTGTATGTTCGTGTATGCATTTTTGCCGACCTTGCCGCTGGCGCTTTGTATGCACAGCGGCGGGTTTCGGCGGGCTTTGTATGCACGTTTTTGGCGGGGTAATTACTCCGATTTTCTGCGCCAGATCCGCTGCACCCCGTAGGGTCCATGGCGCTGTGGATACTTCGCAGGCTGCCAGTTCGGGGAGCTGTTCAGCACAGCTGCAATGCGCTTGGACTGCATCCGGTCGGGGGCCTTTCCGGTGCTGTCGAGCGCCTCCCGCCAGATCTCGTTGACACAGATCGTGGTGCGCTGCTGGGTGACAGTGCCCTCAACCGGGCCGTTCTCCCACCATGCCACGCGCTCGTCTACCGTGCGCTTTGCCCAGTCCAGCGGCACCGGTTTTTCCAGAAATTCGAGGATGTCACCGTCCCACGGGTCGCGTTCGGTGTGCGCCTGCTGCTCTGCCAGAGCGGCCTTTTGCAGCTCGTCCCGGAGGATCAGCTCCTCTCCGGCGTTGAACCGGGCCACCGCTTCGGCCCACAGCTGATCCACTTCTGCAGGGGTCAGATCGTCGTGAACGACCCGTGTGCGGCGCTCAAAGCTGCAATCTATGGGCCAGTATCGGCGGTTGCCGGTGGCGTCGCGGAGAAAATCGGAGCTGTTGGAGGTACCGAAGAACACGCACCTACGGGGGTATTGCACCGTTCTCCGGCCATAAGCGGCCCGGTAGCGGTCCTCGGTCTGGCTCAGGAACTGCTTTGCTGCCTCGCTCTCGGAGCGGCTGAAAGCCGTCATTTCGCCCAGCTCGACGATCCACACGCCCCGCAGGTTCTCACGGGCGTCCTTGCCGTCGAAGCTGGTGATGCTGTCGTTGAACCACTCCCGGCCCATCCGGCTGAGCAGCAGGCTCTTGCCGATGCCCTGCCGGCCACTGAGGATGCAGATCTGGTCGAACTTGCAGCCTGGGCGGAAACAGCGGGCCACCGCTGCGACGAACATCTTCCGCGTCACCGCCCGGGTGTAGCTGCTATCCTCTGCGCCGAGGTAATCAATGAACAGCCGATCTAACCGTTCGGTGCCGTCCCAGACGAGGCTGGTCAGGTACTCCCGCACCGGGTCTTTCGCGTGATGTCCACCGGTCAGGGCCACCGCATCAGCGGCTTTGTTGACGCCGTTGAAGTGGTAGATGGTCTCAAGGTACCACCGCACGCCCGCGTCGTCCTCGTCCGACCAGTCCCGCTCCTGCGCCCTGTCGCTCCATGGAAATGGACCCCTGCACCGCAGCCGTTCCGAGAAGGTATCGTTCCAGATGCGGCCCTTGAGCGCCGGGTCGTGCTCGAGGATGATCCACGCGTTCTGGATGGTGCTGGCCAGCGCGCCCTTCTGGGTGCGGTCGAGCTTTTCCTGCCATTTGTCCGGGTTGGCGTCCTCTTCGGGCAGCGGCTCGAATCCCTCCATCGCGTGGTCTACCGCCTCCTGCCGCAGCAGGGCCGCCGTGGGGCCGTCGCTCTCGGCCAGCGCCCGCATCTGCTGCCAGCTGGGCAGGGAGGCGGTGGGCGTGCCGGGAGCGGCATCTGCGTCCAGATCGCCGAACTTGTGGATGCGCACCAGATCCCATGCGTTCAGCAGCTTGCCGCCTGCGGGGTCGGTGCTGTGGTGACTATAAATAAAGGTATCGTTGTCGTAAAGCACCGCACCTGCGGTGGTGCTGCCTGCGGCGTAGGTCAGGCGGCCAGCGCCTGCATCCAGGTACACACCGGGGAGAAACTTCTCAATCGCTGCGGGCACGTCGTAAGTCCGGCAGAAAGCGCCCACCACGCCCTGCTTGGCAGTGGGGTCGGCCTGCTTGCCGCCAGGCAGCTTGACCGTCTCAGCGGGGCAGGCGGGCCATTGGCGCACGTCGTGCCAGTCGGCGTAGAGCCACAGCAGGTCGTCCACGCTGATGCGGCTGCCGTCCTCGGTGGCCTCGCAGACCCACTGGCTGTCGGCGCTGCGGCTGGGCCAGTACATCAGGCGCTCGGTCTCGAAGGTGGTCGGGTCAAATACCTTCATGGTGGGGTCCAGCATCTGGGCCAGCATCCGGGCACAGGGCTGGTACTCCTCCGGCTGTATGCCCCGGTCGGTGGGGAAGATGGCCCGCAGGCGCGGGTGCTCCGGGTCGTGCTTGCGGGTGGAGTAGACCGCTGCGGTGCCCATGTCCCTGATGACCTGCACCCATTTGGCGGTGCTGCCGGGCTCGCAGTTGTCCATGTCCAGCGTGATCAGGCTGCGCCCGGTGCAGCAGCCGCGCTTGCGGCTCCCACCCCGCAGGGTACCGCCCACGAAGCCGCCCACGTCCTTCAGGTCAGCCTGCTTGCCCTTGGACAGGGCCATGTACTCCGCGTGGGTCTCGGTGCCGCAGTTGTTCTGCATGGCGTTTTGCAGATCGTCGGTGAAGTCGGCCCATGTAATGGAGCAACCGTCCCACTCGGTCGCTGTGCGGCTGCCGCCCACGCTGATCTCAATTGGTGTAGCGCTCATTTGTCATCCTCCTTCAGCGGGCCATACTTGTACCGCTTTGCGTTCCATCTGGCCTTTGCGTCGATCTGTGTGCTGCCGCGCTCGCCGACCCTGCCGCAGCGGGTGCAGACCACCGACCAGCCGCCGTCCTTTGCGTATCTGCTGCTCTTGCGGTAGCGGATTAGCCCTACTTTGCCCTTCGGGCGTTTCTCTGCGTCGTAGGGCATCGCACCGCAGGTGCAGGTGAACAGCGCCGAGGTGCTAGGTAGGGATTCTGTTTTCTTCATCGTCCTCAATCCTTTGTAAAGAAGTCACCGTGCCAGCCTGCGGCGTTCAGGGGCAGCCCCTCGGCCCAGGGCGGCACGATGCTCATGATGCGCACCACATCCTGAAGTGCGGTGTCTGCGTCCTGCGTGTCCGGCAGTTCGATGATGACCTCGTCGTGGACGTGGAACACCACCTGATAGCCTGCTCTGCGCAGGTTGTCCAGCGCAAAGGCCAGGCAATCCCGGCCCACAGCTTGGGTGAGGTTCTCGGTCAGCTTGCCGCCGTAGGTCTCTGCTTCCCGCCAGCTGCCCGTGTCCCACTCCTTATAGGTAATGCGGTCATCCGGCGTGGTGCCGGGGTCGGCGTAGAAGAGCTTGCGCCCGCTGGGCAGCTGCATCGTCAGAAACGGGAAGGGAAAGCCCCAGGCCACCTCTTTGCGGAAGATCACGCCCGCCCGGGGCTGGGTGGTCTTGCCGGTGCAGATGGTGTGCACGGCAGCGTCCTGCATCCTGCGCCAGAGCTTGCAGATGCGGGGGTTCTGCCTGCGCCAGCGGTTCACGATGTCCTGCAAGCCCTCGTCGTCCAGACCCAGCTGATCGCCGCCCATGCGCTTCATAGCGCCCACGCCGCCCTGATAACCCAGAGCCAGTGTTGCTACTTTGCCGCGCTGGCGGTACTTGTAGTTAGGGTTGCCCTTGACGATGCTGTCAAAGGGTACGCCGAAGATGCGGGATGCGGTGGCCTCGTAGATCTTGCCGGTGGTGCGGAAAACGTCCAGCACCCACTCCTCACCGGCCAGCCATGCGATCAGCCGGGCTTCGATGGCCGAGAAGTCGGCATCCACGAAGGTGCAGCCTTTGCCGGGCACCAGCGCTGTGCGGATGAGCTGGCTCAGAGTGTCAGACACATTGTCGGTCAGCAGAGCTAACGCTTCGGGGTCGTGTAGCTTTACAATGCTGCGCCACTCAGCTTGACAGCCGAGATAGGTGCGAGGCAAGTTCTGCACCTGAAGCAGTCGCCCGGCCCAGCGACCTGTCCGGCTGGCTCCATAGAATTGCAGGGTTCCTCGTACCCGGTGGTCGGGGCCTGCGCTGGCTGCGATGGTCTCGTACTTGGCGTTGCTGGTCTTGCCCAGCTGCTGCCGGAGCTCCAGCACCCTGCGCACGTCGCTGGGCAGTTCTCCGGACAGCGCATGGGTCACATCCTCTTTTGTCAGCCCCGGCAGCTCTACGCCCCGGTTGTGGAGCCAGCCCAGCAGCTGGGCTCTGCTGCCGGGGTTGGCCAGACCGGTCAGGGCTTTGCACTCGGCGGTCTGCTCTTCTGTGATCAGCGCGGAGCAGGCAAGGGCACCCTCTACCAGCTCCATATCCACCGCCACGCCCCGGGCGTTCATCTCCACGTCCTCCCGCCACTGCTGCATGATCTCCTCCGGCACCGGCCATGGAGCCAGCTTCCGGTCGTTGGCCCGCTCAGCGATCACGTCCATGCCGTTGTACTTGCAGAACAGCGTCCACTTTGCGGGGTCGTGCTGAGGCAGGTTGCGGGTGCGCCCGCCGTTGCGCTTTGTGGGCTTGCAGGGCTTGCAGAAGTAGGCGATCAGCGCTTTGCCCTCTTTCATCTTGAGGGCATCCTCCGGCTGCTTCAGGACCGCACCGAGGGCACCCAGCTGGGCAGGTAGGCCGCAGTACAGCGCGTGTACCATGCTGCACTCCCACTGCTGCAGCCAAAGCACCCGCTGCGCCCAGTCAAGCCCCATGGCCTCCGACAAGCACCACCACTCAAAGGCGGCGTTGTGCGCCCGCTTGGTGTAGCTGGCATCCAGCAACCACGGCAGCTGCTCCCGAAGGAAGTGTGCCGTGTCCGGCCAGCTGGTCAGATCCAGCACTCTGGGCGTGTCGGAGTTTTCGGCGGCGTAGCCCAGCAGCAGAATTTGGAACTCCGGGTCCTGTGCGTACCGGTAGGCACCGACCTTGGTAATGTCCTGCGGCGAGTAGGTCTCTATATCCACCGTGATGATCGGTTTCATGGGTTCCTCCTTTCCTGATAAAAGACCGGAGGTCCTTTGCGGGGGCCTCCGGTGGGTGGTATTCAGTTCAGAAACTCGTCGTCCTCGTCGGTCAGCACCTCGAAGCCGTCCAGGTTGTTGCCCCCGCTCAGGCGCTCGCCGTCGCGGATCTTCTGGATGACCTCCAGCCCTGCGCCGATGCCCCGGTTGCCGCTGGCGCTGTAGGAGAAGAAGCCGACCTTGACCTTGGCGTAGCAACCGCTGTACACCTCGTCCTGATCCAGCACTTCGTTGCAGGCCCGGTCGATGATCCGGGGGCGGCGGTCTGCGTTGGCGTTGGCATTAATGAAGAAGCATCCGGCGTAGTTCTCGTCGTCCTTCTCCTCGTCACCGTCGCGCAGGGGCTCCTTGAGCTTGGGAGGCAGCTTGCCGCCCCACTTTGCCAGGGACGCGGGGTCGGTCTTGACGGCCTCGATGGCCTTGCGGATGGCGGCCAGGGCGTTGGTGTCGCTTTTCTTAATAAGTAGGCAGCAGCTGTACTTGGGGTCGCCGGTGCCGTTCACCTGCTTCGGCTCCCAGATGTTGGCGTAAGACAGGCGGCAGGGGATAATGGTTTCGTTTGCGTTCATAGTTAGTCCTCCTCGGGCGTGAAGCCCTCTAAACGGTTGTAGGCAGGGCGCGGGTCGCTGGCTGCTGCCAGCTTGGGCGCGCCGGGTGCCCGGGTGATAAAGGCCGACATGGTCTCGGCAAACTTCTTTTTACCGATCATCTTCTCGGCAGCGGTCAGGGAAATAGGTGTGCGGGTGTACAGCATGGCCTCGTTGATGCCGTCGTGCTCCATCTGCTGGAACGCGGCGTCCTGATCGGTCCACTTGCGGGTGCTGCGCCCCTGTACCAGTTTCCAGCCGGGCAGGCTGCGGCCATCCAGAAGCGCCTGCTGTGCGTATTCTTCCAGGTCTTTGGCATAGGAGGCCAGCCCTTCCAGCTTCTGCAGCCACTCACCCAGCTCTTCGTCGGAGAGTGTAGCGGGCTCAGGATACGGTTCAAACCCGGCCAGCGGGCCGTACTTGTCCTTCCATGCCCGGCAGGCGGGGTGAGCCTTGCAGAAGCGGCAGTGTTCGCCGGTGACAAACTCGCCCTCGCCCCGCCATGCCATGTGGGCAGCTGGTGCCAGCACCTCCCGTGCCCAGCTGAGCAGATCGGCCAGCGGCAGCTCCCAGGTTTGTGGTTCCTCCTGCATCCGGGGCTGTACGATGCTCATGCGCACCACCTCGATCTCGTCCGTCTCGCGGAACAGCTCGTAGGCGCCGAGGGCGTAGTACATGAGCTGCGGGTTGCGCTCCGGGTTCACCGGCACGCCTTGGCCGTACTTGAAGTCGATGATGTGCAGCAGCCCGCCGCCGATCAGCAGGCAGTCACAGGTTCCGAAGCCCTGCGGCACCCACCGGCTCACGTCCACCTCCTGCTCAATGAAAACCCCCGGGCGGCAGGAGAAACCGACCCACAGGTCATGGATGAAGCTGACGTACTGGTTGGCGGCTTTGAGCATTTCCGGCGTAACCGTCCCTTCACCGCCGTACCAGTCGTACATCGGGTCAAAGGGTTTGCCATCCTCCCAGCCTGCGAGGTTGTGCCGGAGGGTGTATTCGCACAGCTCATGCGCCCGGGTGCCCTCTGCGGCGTACTTAGTCTCTTCGTCCGGCAGGTTTGCTGTGGCCTGAGCGCTGGGGGTGCAGGCGATCCACCGGGCTGCGCTGGATGCACCCAGCAGGGCGTGTTTAACCGGCGGCATCTGCGTCCACCTCGTCTTTCAACTTGAGCAGTTCCTCCCAGACGCTGGTGTAGCTGTCAGGCGGCAGCTTAGAGATGGATGCAGCACCGGTGGCTTTGATGGCTGCCTGAACACCTGCCCGCTTGCCAGCCACGATCAAGCTGCGGGCCAGATCGCGGATTTTGTCCAGCGTGGCGGGGTCAGAAGCGGGTTCGGATTCGGGCGCGGAGGTTGAGGTCACCGGTGCGGCATCCGCCTGCGAGGGAGAACCCGAGGCTTCTGCCGTGGTAGGGTTTGCAGGCTCCTCCGCAGGGGCCGCTGCGAGCTTCTGTATGGCCTTCTTCTGCTTGGCAGGTGTCTGCGCCTTGGGTTTGTCCGGCTGCGTCACAGGCTCGCTCTGGGGCTGCGAGGCGGGAGCCTGCGCAGGGTGACGCTCATCAGGGATAGGGGTGTGGTAGTTGCTGTCCATGTGGCCCAGGTGAGCCAGTACGTTCAGCAGTTCTTCCGGTGTTTCGCCGTAAAGGTGAAGGTCGAAATTCATAGTGTTACGCTCCTTTTATAAAAAGATTCTGTCGAATCTACGCTTTGCAGTTCGGAGCTGTATCTTTGCCTTTGCCGCGCCTCGCCCCTCGTCACAATGCTATGCCTTTGCCGCGCCTCGCCCCTCGTCACAATGCTATGCCTTTGCCGCGCCCCGCGCCGCAATGCCGTTGCCTCGCCCATCGCATCAATGCTATGCCTTTGCTAAGCCAATCTTCGCGTCACGATGCTATGCCGTTGCTAGGCTTATCCACGCGTTGCCGTTGCTTTTCTCCGCGAAACCGGGCCGTGCCTTTCTCCGCGAAACCGGGCCGTGCCTTTGCCTGTCTTAGATACTCAATGCCTTTGCTATGCTTCCACAGCAGTGCTTTACTGCTGCCCATCTTGGCAATGCCATCCTTTGCCGTTGCGTCGCACGGCAGCCCAATGCCTTTGCGATCAACCGAGAAGCTCGTAGGTGAAGCGGCCTTTGCCACTGTTGCGCCACTGGCCCAGGCCCCGGAGCTTGCCGTAATCCAGCCACTCCATCACCGCTTTTTCGTGGGCATCGTCCATGCAGGTGATCTCGAACTCACAGGTGCTGCCTGCGGGGATCTGCTCGGAGTTGGCAAGGCTCACGCGCTCGCCTTGGGCTGTCTGGGCCCGCAGGGGGCGCTGGCACTCGGTCATTTCTCCGTTGAGGATCAGGGGAATCTGGCGGGGCCCGACAAAGATCAGACCGTCGATAATCTTCTTGTAAGCGGTCATCTTGCCGGATTCGTTCACAGCCCGCTTCTTGCCCTTCTCGTCCTTGCCACCGATGTGGCCCAGCATACCGCAGGCGTCCTTAAAGAAGCCCTTGACTTGATAGTCGTAGAGGATCGGCTGCCCGGCCTCGTTGCGGGGGAACACCGTCATTGCCTTGTCGGCTGCAGCATCCGCGCCCAAGGCGGCCACCTCATCCTCGATGGTGGAAGCGTTGGGGCCCTTGGATGCGATGTACTCACGGGCCACGTTCTGGTTGGCGGGCCAGGTGCCGAGCAGCGGCTCGGTGAAGATCAATCTGACTTTAAGCGTCTTCATAGTTCGTACTCCTTTTTAAATTTGTCCTCGTCGATCTCTTCGATCACGAAGTCATATCTGCGGTTTTTCCATGTCCGGCTCCGTGAGATGGCAGTGTAAAAGCTGCCCAGCTTCATTCCTAGGGCGTCGGCTACCTGCTGCGCGGTGCCGCAGGCGAGAATCTCCTCTGTTCGGTGGAGGTAGGCTGTGTACCATTTCATACCCCCAGTGCACGGCGGAGGGCCGCGTCCAGCCGGAGCATATCGGCGTCGGTCAGATGCCCCCGGTACTCGGTCAGATCGTTAGTGTCCACTGCGTGCACCTGCCGGGTCATGGCCATGCTCGGCGCACCGTAGCAGGTCAGAAGAACCTGATCGTAGGTGCCGTCGCCGCGGGCCAGCTGCGCCGGGCTGGAGGTCAGGGGAACCACCGTAATGATGCGCGTGTTGCAGTTGACTTCGTCGCTGCTGACGATCACCACCGGTCGGTCACCCCGGATCAGGCAGGTGCCCTCGCGTTTGTGGGTGGTGTCCTGTGCCCACCAAATGTCGCCCCGGCGTTTGTCGTTAAACATCGTGTGTCCTCCTCTCATGCGTCCCTGCGGCTGCTGTGCTCCGGCAGGGCAGGGTATTCGGTGTTGCGGGCGTGGGTGCGGTTGATCTTGCCGTAGCGGCTCTGACGGCGGCTCTGGGCGTTCTCAAGCGCAAAGCTCAGACGGCCCAGCGCGATGGAGGTCAGGATCAGCACCATCGCAGTGATGAACTCGCCGTCTGTGATGGGCTGGCCGATCTGTGCACCGCCCTCAATGCCGAGGGCATAGATCAGGCCGACGCAGAAGCAGGCGACCGCTGCCCACTGCAAAACTCCGGGTTTAAGCTTCATCGGTGGTCTCCTCCATGCTATCCATAAGGTCTGCGGCGGCAGTCACTATGCTGAGCAATGCTGCCGGGTTACTTTGACCCATGCAAACCCCGGCAATCAGCGCGGCGCAAAGGGCTTTCTGTTCCATCTCAGTGCCGCAGATGTAAATCTTAGGGTTTCCATCCTCTCCCATCTGGATTTGCAGCTGAGCGTTCGGGCTAATTTTCATTTGTGATTCCTCCTCAGTAAAGTTTGAATTCCTGATCCAGCAGGGTGTCCAGCCGGATGGTCTTGCCCCGGCCCTGACCGCTCCAACCATACGGATACTGCCGTGTAACCCGCTTGGGACTGGTGCCCATCTGGGCAGCGGCCTGCGCTACGGTCAGCCGGATGCATCCGGTGGTGGAGTAGATGGCGCGATACGCGTCGTGCCAAGCGTCTGGGCGTTTCATGCGTGGTTACTCCTTGAATGTTGTTAAATCACAACTTTTTCGGTAAAAAGAAGTAGCGGCCAATGTCTGCGGGCGAAATGCTCAGCAAGGCACAAATTCGGTCGATCTCGTCCTGGCGGAATGCAAAATTCCCGGCCAGCTTCTGGCAGAACTGCCCTTCGCTGATCCCAGCTTTTTCCGCTAAATCCTTCTGGGTCATTCCGCAATCGCGGATGCGCCCGCGCAGCAGGGTGTAATCCATGGTGGGCAT